AGGCCTCGACAATGCGCTGCAGTTCGCTCTTGTTGGCTTCTGCGTCGTTGTTCGCCTCGGTCGCGCTGCGCTGGCCGGGTTTGGGCATCAGCAGCTCAGCGCCTGTCTGGATCATCTGATCCTGCAGTTTCTCAAGCGATTCCTGACCTGCCTGAATCGCTGCACCGGAGTGCTCCACGAACTTGAGGTCTGCGCCCAGAGGCAACTTGACCGCAGTCGACGCGCCAACGGTGAGGCTCGCGCCATCTTCTGCGCCGATCATGGCGAGAATCGGCACACGCGCAACGTGAAGAATCGTGTCCTGATCGCTCTGGCTCTGCCAATGCTTGACGTTCAGGTACGCCAGATCCAGTAGAGGCGACACGCCCATCATAAAGCCGGTTCTGCGCCCGTAGAACGGCACGAACGGGATTTCGGAGAGGGTTGTCACGCCCTCGTCGATCAGTTGATAGCCGCCCTCATTTGTTTCTTCCCAAAGCTCCCAGGCGCCGGGGGCCAGAACGCGCACGCGGTTCACGGTTGCGGTGCCATACTCACCATCTTCGACCTCTGCGGTCTCCGCAAGGCGCAGCTGTGTCAACACCGTCACGCCGTTACGCTTAGTCGAGCGCCACCCAAGGATCTGGTCATGCGTGATCTTGACGAAGTACGGCCGCGCACCAATGGCACGCTCTTCGGCGACGGTGCGGACTCCCTCTACGCGGGGATAATCGACCAGCACCCCTGCGATGCCGTACCCGAGCGATTCTTCCATCAACTCAGAAGCGAAGGTGTGAAGGTTGCGACCCTCGAGGTCGATGTCATCACACCACTCGCGAATGTTCGCGGGCACATCCTCGCCGTAGGTTAGTTGCTTGGCGAAAGGCTTACCTGCCATCACACCGAGCGTGCGGGCGAAGGCCGGGAACAGTGTCGCGGTGCTTAGACGCGCACGGTATGCCTCGCCATCCTCATTCGGCCAACTCGGCAGAAACCGCTCACCCGCCGCACGCATGGCACGCGTACCGCCCAGCAAGGCGGCAGCGATTGGCCAGTTCTGAGCCATCTCCTTCACCTGGGCGGATTGTTCAAATACTTTCAGTGCCATGTCAGATTCTCAATGGTTCGATCTTCGCTACCCGCTTGACCAGCGGGAACTTGTAGGCGATGAAGTAGCCGGCGGCGTCGATGACGTGATCGAGCCCGCCCGCTTTGTCCGGTTCTCCGTGCTTGTCGTAAGCCTGCTTTTCCAGTGACTCAACCAAGTGCGGGCAGGCGTCGATGTTCACCCTGTACCTGCGCTCGCCGTCCTTGTGCAGCATGGCGTTCACGCTCAGTACGCGGTCTTTCACTGCCGGATTGGTCGTATTCACGCAAACCGTGAAGCCTGCCGATCTCAGAAGCGACAGATCCGTCACGCTCGCATCGTTCGGCTTTCGCGACCCTCCCGACGCGTCCGGGTACACCATGATCGGGTGGCCGGCGTGACGCGATTTCAGCAGCCGGATCATTGCCGGCGTATCAAACACGTCCGTGTACTCCATGACCGCGTGCGGGTTGCCGTTTCGCTGCACATGCACCACCGCGGCCATCTTCGCGACGTTAAAGTCCATCCCAACGTGCAGCGCTTCGCCCTGGCTGATCGTTTCCGTGCTGCGGTTAAGTTGCCGGTCGAAGTCCGGGTACACGCTACCCGAGGTCAGGTTGACGAACTCGCCATCGAGATACGCCGCAAGCAGGTTTGACGGGTACGACGACTTCAGGCTATCGATGTAGCCAGCTGGGAGATTCCGTGCGTTGCTGTGGGTCGTCGCCTTGATGAGCCGGTATCCCGGCGCCGGACTCTTCTTCCAGCGCTCGTAGACGAACCGGAAGCCCTCTGGTGTCGTCGCTACCCCAACTGTGTTCAGGCTGCCATCCGGCTTCTTTTGCCGGTTGCGGCTGATAATCTTGTTCCAGACCTCGCGGGCCTGCTCTGTTTTGAGTGTGTCGAGCTCGTCGACCAGCGAATCGGCCACCTCGTAGCCAACGATCCGCTCAGGCGTGTCCATCGTGCGGAAGATGATGCTGCCGGCGCCCTCGATGTCGATCACGGCATTGCTACGGTTCAGCCTCCCCTCGACGCCAAACTGCTCCATGACCTCCTGAAAGCGTGGAAAGCCGATGTTTCGCACTAGGTCATAGGTAGGAAGGTAGTAGGCGACGTTCTGGCCGGGGTATTTGAGCTTCCGGACCATCGCCCGGATGACTGCGGCTTGCGTCTTGCCTGCGCCGAAGCCTGCGACGACACACGGAAATTGATCGGCGGCGTTGACGAACTCAAGTTGCGGCTTAGTGAGCCGTATCTGTTTCGTCGTCATACGCGAGAATGTGGATCACCGGCGGCGTGGTGTTGACGGCTCCGGAGTGCTCGATAAGCTGCTTATCCTTGCCCGTGATCTTTGCCTTGCCCATTGTGGCGCTCACCATCGCGGATGGCTGCCCTTCCTGTAGGGCAAGCTGTCGGGCCTCTTCCAGTTCGGCCAACAAGCTGTCTACCGTGACCTCGTTGCGCTTTGCCGCCTCAGCCTGAAGCTGAGCCACCCTTACCGAAACCTTACCGCTTGCCAATAGCTCTGATGCCTTGACGTTCACGGTCTCCGGCTTCATGTTCTCGGCGTTATACGCCTGCCGGTACGCTTCGCTGGCGTTCCCGGTTTCGAGATACGCCAAGCAGAAGGCTTCTTGCTTGGCTGTGAGATTCAATTCTGTTCCTCAAATGAAAAACCGCCCCGGAGGGCGGCTGGCACGCTTGCATTAGAATGTACATAAGGCTCGCGCGCATCCAAGCCTCGTCGCGCTTAGCGCGCAGGCTATCCACATACAGGCTCGATTACATGAAGCTTAAACAGTTCTTTACGGTAGCGGCCGTTCTTGGCGCAATAGCTACTCCACTTTCAGCGGCCTCTAACGATGATTCCGGCGTCACGTTGAAGTCAGCCATTGCAGATTTATTTGGGCGCATTATTTATGTCGCCGGCGGATCCACCATTTCCCATCACATCAGCCCAATGGCGGTTCTTCCGTACAGCAGAAGAAACATAGAACTCGGCTACTCTCACTCTTGGCGAAGCAACAGTGACAAGGGTATCTCGCTTGCCAATTCGGATGATCGATCTGTCGTAAACATCACATATGTAATGATAGATTGCGTCAACAAAACTTATAGCCTATACCCCGAAGACGAGACGAACATGGGAATGATCGCCTACCGAAGCGGCAGTGACTTCAAGTGGGGAGACTATGAGCAGCTTGGATTCGACTCACATGAGTCTGTTACAGGGCCCATAAGCAAGCTGTTTGAGGACGCCTGCACCTTGTCGGAGAAGTTTTGATGCTAACTCTCTACGCGCTCGGCATCTTCTTTGGACTGCTCATCCTAAGTATGGTCCTCGCTGGAATCAGTCATCACATCAAAGCGCTGACGCCTTTATGGAGGCTGGTATACATACTGAACAAGATCTCAGTTTTTGCTGTACCCCTATGCATCGTTATAGACATCGTCAATCTGATCTTCTAAGGGGTGCCACCGCCTCTCCCACCCCCATCCGCTCCGATACGTAAACGCATCCAGGGCCGGGTGTAGGTATGCAGCCTCCCGCGCCTCTTGCCAGTCCCTCCCCTCGACTACGGCTAGCACCTCGCCGTACCAATCCTGATCGAGGATGACGCGGTGGGTGCGGTCGCAGACAGAGAGGCAGAAGAGCATTACTTCTTCAGCATGTGCTGCACAAGCAGCGTCATCACGACACCGAAGCCGAAAGCGACGATGCCGGTGGAGATCAACGTATCCATTGCAGGTCCAAAAACAAAGCGCCCCGGCGAGATCACTCAGCCGGGGCGAGAGGGTGGCCGTAGACACATAGGAGACAACTGGAGCGGATAGACAGAATCGAACTGTGCTCAGCTAGGCTTGGAAGGCCTGCGACTCACCTTGAGCTTACCCGCGAATTGAAAAAGCCCCGAAGGGCGCCCATGTCCGAGACATGAGGGTGGTCTGTCACCCGGAGATCAACCCGGGCGGCCTGCTTGGCAGGACTTCAACCGCACCCATTGGGCCGGAAAGACAAAAAGCCCCGCCG